CCGGTCAACACATAGAGCACGTCGACTCCAGCCGCGGCGATAGCGGCAAGGTAAAGCGTGTTTGGGTGGCGATCGCCTTTCTCGTACAAGTGCTGCGCTTGCTTCCGCACGCCCGCGATCGCGCCGAACTCCTCCTGGTTGAGTCCGAGGCGTTCGCGCTCTTCACGAAGGCGTATCGAAATACCCATTTGAATTACTAAACATTTGCAAGTTACGCAAATGCGTACTATGATTGCTTCGCCAAAACCCAAAAACCGCAGCAGCAACACCAAAAGCTGCAAGCAAGGAAAAACGCAAGATGGTACTCAAAACACGCAAGCAGGTAATCGCGGAATTCGCGGCGGCCGGCGTTTCCTACTCCGACTGGGCACGTGCCAACGGATACAGCCCCAACATGGTGATTGCCATCCTCAACGACGACGAGCGCAACCCGCGCCTCAAGTGTCTGCGCGGACAAGCACACAACATTGCCGTTGAGCTGGGGCTGAAAAACGGCCACGTATTCAAGGGTGAGGTCGGCGACTTCCGCGTGTCGGCCGTGGCTTGAGAAGGCATCACCATGCAACAAGAGCATCTTAACCGGCCCGTGCTGGGTGGGCGGCCGCTAAACGGCATCCTCGGGCAACCAACAGTAACGGGTGAATGCAAATGCGATATGTATGGGCTGCCCATCAATCGCCCCGTGATTGGCGAGCCGCGCGTGCAGCGTCCAGAGCGTCGGCAAGCTCCGCAAGCACGCGCTGCGAAGCCGACACCACAGCAGAGCCGCCTCCGGCGGCTGATCGGAATGATCGCAGGCGTTGGCAAAGTGCGGGGCCGTCGATGACCTGCCGGGCATCCAGTTCCGTGGCGAGGCACAGATACGCCTGCGCAATGGCGTCGATGCGGCCGACCAGATCCTGCGGCGTGGGCAATGCGGTGGCGGATGTTGCCATGAATGACTCCTGTGTTGCAAATGAATGGAAATCATGGCTGACTGGCGCCGCTTTGAACAGCCCCAAAACGTGTCTTTGTTTGGAAGGAGGCTGGTGATGGCGGCCCGCATGCGTCCAAGCCGGCGCGCGTTTTGGAAACGCTACCAGCCCACATCTTGTCGCGACGCGCTAGAACGGAGCAAGGAGTTTGCACACGAGGCGCACAACCTGAGCGTTGAGCGCATTGCCGAGCAGATGGGTTTGCCCGACCACTGGGCGCTCTACAAGTGGATCCACAGTGGGCGCTTTCCGCTTGTGCTGGTGCCGGCCTACGAGCGCGTGTGCGGCATAGACCTGGTCACGCGCTGGCTGGCGGCCACGCAGCGTCGGCTCCTGGTTGACATGCCCATCGGCAAGGCGGCCACGGGCGATGACCTGGTGGAGATGGGCAGCCAGTTCCAGCACGCGGTGCAGCTGCTGAGTGATTTCTACAAGAGCGACGGCGCGCAGGACCCGCAGGCGGTGCTGGATGCCCTGCGCGCACACATGGAAGCGGTGGCGTACCACCGGGCCAACGTGGCCGGGTTTGCGGCGCCGGAACTGGAGTTGGAGTGATGACGCGCACCCTACAGGCCCAGCAGGCCGGTTACCCAGGCCTGGCCCACTTCGGTGGTGACGCCCAGCAGCCAGCCGCTTGCAAAGCTGCCCAAGCCCAGCGCGATCTTGCCCAGGCGGTAGCGCCAGCTTCTGCGGTAGAGCTTGGCGGCGATGTCATCGGACAGCAGGCGCCCCTCCACGGTGGGCGCAAAGCTGAGCAGTTGCTCCACTTCGCTGTGGTTGGCGCGCCGCATGCTGCGCTGGAAGTGGCCGGTGGCGTAGCCGCGGTCGATCAGTTCGACGGCCGCCCACCAGTCCGCTTGTGCCGGCAAGCCCGCGCCGGACAGAACGCGGAGGTACGTGATGTTGAAGTCTGATCTCTTGGGCATGGCGCTGCGGATCCTCGGGTGGCTGGTGCTGATGGTGCTGTTTGGTGCCGGCGCACTGCTGGGGCGCGTGTGGGCCTGCGCCTTCATTGTGAGGTGTGTTTCATGAAAACGGAAGACAAGGCCTACGCCAGCGTGCGCACCGCCGGCGCGATGCTGGAAGCGCTGACGCGTGCGGTGCCCGACGGCATGACCAACAAGGCGCTGGCGGACGCGGCCGGGTGCAGTCCGTCGCAGGTGTCCAGGCTGGCGCCGGTGCTCCAGGACATGGGGTGGCTGAGCAAGCTGCCGACCGGGCAATTTCTGCATCACGGCGCAGTTCGGGCGCATGACGTTCCGCGTGATGGCTGGATTTGACAACGCCGAGCGCGCGCTGGCCGACCAGCGGCGCAATTTCACGGTGAACCAGTAACCAAAACTCAACCCAAGGAGAAACACATGGGAAGACACGCAAAGCCCGCCGCCGAAGTGGTGGACGTGCAATTCAATGAGGGGCACGCCACACAGGCCAACGCCAACATTGCCGAGTTGGCGGTGCTGAACGCCGAGCGCGCAGACGCGGCCTACGAGCTGGCGCGCACCGTTGGCTACGACGGTGACGTGACTGTGGCAGCGCTGGAAGACGGGATCCGCTTCTATCAGCGACGCAGCGTGGAGAGTCTGCTGGAATGCGGCAAGCGACTGTTAGTGCTCAAGGAGTTGACGCCGCATGGCGAATTCACACAGCGGGTCGAGGCGCTTGGGTTTGCCGAGCGTTCGGCGCGTCGTTTTATGCAAGCTGCGTCAAAGGCTTCCAAATCGGCCAAATTGGCCGATTTGGCCGGGCAAGTGAAGTCCGCCAGCGCCTTTCTCGAACTGATCACCAGCGACGATGACGACCTGAAGGCCATCGCCGAGCTGGATGACGTCGACCGCATGAGCGCCAGCGAGCTGCGTGCCGCGCTGCGGGACCTGCGCGCCGAACGCGACGCTGACCGCGACCTGCTCGCCCGCAAGAACGAAACCATTGACGAGCTGCGACGCAAGACGGCACACACGGTCGCCTGGACCGACTGGGAAGACAGCTTCAAGCCGCTGCTGGACCAAGCCGACTATGCCATCAAGGAAACGATGAAGCGCCTGGGCGATTTGCACGCGGTGGTGCAAACCGCCATACAGATCCAGTTGTCCGGGATGGCACCCGAGGGGCAGCTGCGCAGCCTGGAGCGCGCACGCGGCGTGCTGGCGCTGCGGCTGGATGACGGCTACCAGAACATCGCGCGCTATCTTGAGCGCACCCGCCTGCTGTACGAGCAGACGCTGGTGGGTTACGTGAACGACCTGGACAACTGAGCCGCGCTGTCGCGAGTCGATCATGGCTGCTCCGCTTGCCTCCCATACCGTGCGTTACCTGATGGATCTGGCCGACCGCCTGAACACGGCGACTCCGGGCGAAAAGACCGAGCTAATGGACGCAGCCAGCGCGCAGTTGGGCCGGTCACGCGCCACGGTGTACCGCTGGTTGCGTACATACGCGGGCTGGACGAGTACGCGGCGCCCGCGGGCGGATCGGGGCAGCACACGACTGCCGGATGCGTCCCTGGAATTCGTGGCCGCACTAAAGCAAAGCGCCACGCGCGCCAACGGCAAGCTGACCATGCCAACACCTGTGGCCATGAACGTTGCGGCCGCAAACGGAATAGAGGTCAACGTGAGCGCGAGCCGGGTCGACACCTTGCTGCGCCAGCGCATGATGGATCCCAAGACGCAGATGGCCGCGCGCAACCATCAGCGGCTGCGCAGCCTGCACCCCAACCACGTGCACCAGATCGACCCCAGCCTGTGCGTGCTGTATTACATGGGTGGCCAGCAGTACGCCATGGATGCGGAGCGGTTCAACAAGAACAAGCCGGCGGCCTTGGGCGCGGTGAAGCTGAAGGTCTGGCGCTATGTGCGTTATGACCACGCCAGCGGCACCATAGACGTGCGCTACTACGAAGCGGCCGGAGAGAACCAGTACACCCTGTTCGAATTCCTGCTCTGGACCTGGGGCCGGCAGGCCGCCCGCCTGAGCTACGGCGTGCCGCGGATTTTGTTGTGGGACAAGGGCAGCGCCAACACCAGCGGCAGCGTGTGCCGCCTGCTGGATGCGCTGGGCGTGGACCACATCACACACGCCACGCACCATGCCTGGGCCAAAGGCGGCGTGGAAAACGCCAACAACATTGTTGAGACCCAGTTCGAGAGCCGGCTGCGCGCCGAGCCCGTGAACACAGTGGCCGAGCTGAACGCCGCTGCCGAACGCTGGGCGCGCGACTACAACGCCAACGCGCTGATGCACCAGGACACGCGCATCCGGCGCGACAGCGGCGAACCTCTGGTGCGTGATGACCTGTGGGCGCGCATCCTGCAACATCCCGGCGCCCTGGTGGAGATGCCCGAGCCACATGTCTGCCGCTGGTTCCTGGCCGGCAAGCCGCAAACGCGCAAGGTGCGCAACTGCCGCATCAGCTTTGCGCATCCGCAGGTGGGCGGCAGCCAGGTCTACGACCTCGCCCCCTGGGCGGCCGAGGTCTACAACGGCATGACCGTCATTGTGGAACCGTTGCTGCACGGTGACGGCGCGGTGCGCATGCAGATCCCCACAGCCGACTCACAAGCGCCGCGCTACATCGAAGTGCAGCCGCTGGCTGATTTTGACGACTACGGCCGGCCCATGGAGGCACCGGTAATCGGGGCCGAATATCGCGTGCCGGAAACCACCGCCGCCGAGGCCGCGGGTGTGCAGCTGGCCGCAATGACCTGGGGCGCCGGAACCACGCGCGAGGAAGCCGAACGCAAGAAGGATCGCAATGAGCGCCCCTTTACAAACATGAACGACGGGCGCGGCGCCGTGGCGCACAGCCACCTTGGCGCTGAGGATCTGCCCGCGCGCATGCTGCCGGCGGCCGCCCGTGGTGGACACCGAGGCGCTGCGCCAGGCCGACGCCGCGCGCGCACTGCCGCGCCACTTGAGCCTGTTTCGAGATTGCGCACGCCCTGGCTGACCGCGGCGTGCCCATGACCCGGGAGCGCAACGCCCAAGTGCGCGCCTGGTACCCCGACGGCGCCAGCGAAGACGAGCTGGATGCCATAGCCCACCGCCTGTCCGTGCGCGCCACGCTGCGTGTGGTGGGCGGTGACCACAGCAACTGAAGGAGAACGATATGGATGGATGCAACGTTACCGACAACCCGGTGACCGACGCCGCGCTCAAGCATGACTTGATTGCTCATGCGAGCCGCAGGAGCAACCCGACATGACCTCAAACAAAACGGCCCCGGACGTTGCACCGTCCGAGGCCACGCCCTCAGCAGAAGAAATTAACCAAAACCCAACCACAAAGGACAACGAGATGTTACTGCAATTCTCTCCAGTCACCAAGAAAGCGCTCGAGGCCTTTAACCTGCCGCGCAGCCCGTTCATCAACGACCTGGAAAGCCGAGACGACGTGTTCCAGTCACCCGGTACCCGTTACGCACGCGCCGCGTTGCTGGACGCTGCTCACAACCACGGCTTCCTGGCCTTGGTTGGCGAGAGCGGCGCCGGCAAGACCACGCTGGTGGCGGAGCTGGAACAACGCCTCATCGATGAAGGCCGCGACGTGCTCATCATCAAGCCCTACGTGCTGGGCATGGAAGCCAACGACAGCAAGGGCAAGACGCTGCGCGCCACGCACATTGCCGAAGCCATTGCCTACGCGCTGGATCCGGGCCTGAAGATCAAGAGCAGCCCGGAGGCCCGCTTCAACCAGCTGCACCAGTTGCTGCGCGCCAGTCGCCGCGCCGGCCGCAGGCACCTGCTTGTGATTGATGAGGCGCACTGCATTCCGACGCCCACGCTCAAGCACTTGAAACGCTTTATCGAACTGACCGACGGCATGACCCGCCTGATCGGCGTGGCGCTCATTGCCCAGCCCGAACTGCGTCTGCTGCTGCACAGCCAGAACCCGGAAGTTCGTGAAGTGATGCAACGCTGCGAGATCGTTGAGCTGCCGCCGCTGGATGGCGACCTGGAAGCCTATTTGGAGCACAAGTTCCGGCGCTTTGGCCTGAAGCTGGAGCAGGTGTTTACCCCCGACGCGTTTGATGCGCTGCGTGCGCGCCTCATCTACACCCCCCGCGGTGCCAAGCGCGGCATCAGCACCTGCTACCCGCTTGCCGTGCACAACCTGGTCAGCCGCGCCATGAATGCGGCCGCGGCCGTGGGTTATCCGCAGGTGGACGCCCAGGTTGTGGCGGGCTGCTGATGAGAGACGCCATGCATATATTCCGCATCCGCATCTCCCGGCGCAAGGCCGCGCCCGTGAGCTTCACCGGGCTCTTTGCCGACAGCTTTGAGGCGCTGCTGCAAGCCCTGGCCGACTGGCCGGACGCCAGCGGCGTGAGCGTGATCTGCATCCGGCAAAGGACAGCGCAATGAATACCGAGCACTACAAGAGCGCGTCCGAGGCGCTGAGCGAAGTCACTCGCGCCATGCGCACGTATCCCACATGGCCCACCGATCCGCTGCACGCGCTGGCCGTGCTGGGCGAGGAATTCGGCGAGCTGACCAAGGCCATGCTGCAACTCACCTACGAACCGCACAGGACCAGCCCGGAACAGGTGCGCACCGAGGCCATCCAGACCGCCGCAATGGCGCTGCGCCTCATTGCCAGCCTCTCGGTCTACGAGTACCGGCCGAGCGCGCAGCATTCGCAGGCGCTGTACGCATCCGCCAGGCATGGAGGCAAACGATGAATCCGACATCCACAACCACCGACTGGCATCGCCACGGCAAGCTGCTTTGCAGCACCGACCCGGCGCGGCGCCTGGACTATTTCCCCTCCTGGGACACCGACGTCCGGCGCACGTTTGCACGGGCGCGGGCGGAACAGACAGCGGCACCGCGGGATGCGTCCGCCGCGGCGACACGCAAATGGCCCGAGGTCACTGCACCATGACCGACATCAGCTGCCCCAACTGCGGCGCGGAGATGGACCTCACGGTGCTGCTGTCCAGCGTGGAAGACCGGCGTGCGCTGGCCCGGCTGGCGGCACTCAGCGTACCGCTCGGCGCGCGTGTGTTGCGCTACGTGCAACTGCACCGCCGGCGCGCCAGCGGCTCACGCTGCCCAAGCAGGTCAAGCTGCTGCTGCAGTTGCTGCCCGATCTGGAGCGCGAGGCCATTACCTGGAAGGGCCGCGACTGGCCAGCGCCCCGTGAAGCGTGGGCGCAGGCCATAGACCAGATGCTGGCCGCGCGCGATGCCGGCCGGCTGGAGCTGCCCATGAAGGGCCACGGTTATCTGTACGCCATCATGGCTGGCATGGCCGACAAGAACGAGGCCGCGGCCGAGGCCCGGCGTGAGCAAAACCGGCGCCAAGCGGCGCAGGCCCGCGCCGGCCAGCGCGGCATGAAGCGCGCGGCCGATGCGCTACCCGCGCCCCGGCCCAGCGGTCCGGCGCCCGCGCCCGGCACATCACCCACGGTACGTGCCATGCGCTCGGAGCTGGCGGCCAAGAAGCGCGCCGCCAAGCAAGACGGAGACGCGTCATGACCCAACCCGCCTACATGGTGCTGGACTACGGCACTTGCAGCGCGCAAGAGCGCGTGACGCACATGCTCGCGGTGCGTGTGGCCAGCGAGCGCATGCTGGCGCCCGCGCTGGAGCACGACGAAACCGTGGGCACGCTGCTGGATGCATGTATGTCCATCTACCTGAGCCTGGTGGACATGAACCCGGGCGTGGCGCCGGTGGCTCGCATGTGCCTGGACGGCGCCGCGCGCCACCTGGACAACGCCGCCGATGCCGGCCTGCAAACCATGCGGCTGCTCAATACCCTCAAAACCAACCCCAACGGAGAACGCAATGTCTGACATGGAAACCATACAAAGCCAGGCTCACCTGCTGAGCGACGCACGCGACCGGCTCACCGGCGTGATGCAGGCCATGCAACGCGACGTGGAGCGCATCCGAGCGCAGTACCTGGGCGAGATCCGGCAGGCCGCGCGCAGCGTGGCCGCCGAACACAACAAGCTGGCGTCGCTCATAGAAACCAACCCTCGGCTCTTTACCACGCCACGCACGCAGGTGGTCAACGGCCTCAAGTTTGGCCTGCAAAAGAAAAAGGGCCGCATGACCTGGGACGCCGACGACGAAGTGGTGGGCCGCATCCAGCGGCTCATCGATGCCGGCGAGCTGGAGCGCGCCCAGGAGGATGTGCTCATTGCTTACCGCGCCCGCCCCGTTGCCGCTGGCCTCGAGCAGCTGGACGCGCGCACGCTCAAGCGCCTGGGCGTAACCGTGGTGGATGCCACCGACCAGGTCCTGATCAAGAGCGTGGACAGCGAGGCGGAAAGGGCCGTGAACGCCATCATCAAGGAAGTCACAGAGCGTGAAGAAGCGGAGGTGGCGTGATGGAATACGAAGCACACTTGGAACAACTGGCGCAGGCCCTGCACTCCGCGTACGTGCGGCGGCTGACGGCCGGCGACGCGTCTGCCATGTCCCTGTTCGCGCCGTGGGAGGCGCTGCCGCCGAGCGTGCATGCGGCGTGGGTCGACGTGGCCCAGATGGCGGTTGACGGCGGCCCCATGGACGCGGGTGAAGTCTATCGGGAGTACGCGCTGTGAAAAGCCAAACCACAAGCCAAGTTGCAGTTCAGCACCCGCGGCGCCTGGCGCGATGTCTGCCAGTTTGACGGCGACAACGCAACGCGGCGCGTCGAGATCCAGGCCGCGGCCGAGATGCTGGCGGCGGCCGCAGATCCAGAGCCCAAAGTGCGGCTGACGCGCGACGGCACGTCCACCTGGATGTTCCTGGATCCGGTGACCCGGGAATGGGAAGTACCCGG